GCGACGGCCTCCAAATAAAGTAAATTCACCAGCCAGCGGGAAACCTGCCTGGTCTTCGTCGTCTGCTCCGATTCCTATTTGACCATAAATCGGGCAACTAACCGCGATCAGCCATCGAATGTCCAGACAATAAATGCCAAGTCTCTCGTATTTGCCGCCTCCTTCGGTGCCGCCTGAAAATTGCTGAAGGATCTTTGTAACATAACCAATAAAAACTACTTCTTCATTGACAGTTGATATTCTGATCTTGTCGCCAAAGTAAATAGAGGCATCGTCATCCCAGCCATAGCCGGGCAGATAGAACACGAGTTCAGACGGTGTTGCATTTTGGTTATCGGTGATGCTTTCTACCTTTGCATCATAAAGTGGTTCCCAGTTACCATGATACGGAGGAATACCATAACCGCGAGCGATTTCAACATTCAGATATTGGGCCTGGCGGCCTAATTTTGTTTCGTCTGTCGTCATATCAATGAAATTCCATACATTATAAATTGCACAATAACATCGGTTGCTGTCTGACAATATGTTTGACCGTTTGGACCCGGTACCAGTTCAAGTCTATTCCAGACCACACTGTAATAAGTATTACCCATGAAAGAATATTCATCCGGATCAAGCCACTGGGCATTTTCAAGATCATCTAGTTTGCCAGCGGCATTACGTCGAGCAGTAGAGTAATTTGTGCCGCTGCCTCGAACTATGCCGCGAACAATCACATCTCTGCCTCTGCTGCCAAGGAGCATTGATGTAAGGCCGTGAGCTCCGGCATAACCTGTAAATTCGCGATCGGCCTGACGATGGCCTTCGCCTACCGATATTTCATCGCCAAAAATAGATTGAAGAGTTGGCATATTTTTATTCGTTAAAATCCATTCTTTGATATTCTGTCGAGCCGATGCTCGGATAAAAATTTATACTGTTATCGTTATTATGTGTTATGTTTACAGGGCCTTGCTTCGGTTCTGCAGGAGCAAACGGCTGCTGCCAGGGCTGGCTTAAAAAAGGAAGCTGATTCGTAACTGAAGGAGAAAAGTTTTCAGGGAGAGACAGATCAGAAGATGATGTTGAAATTGATTTTAAGTTTGATAATTCCTTTTCATATATATAGCCTTCAGTTTCGAGTTTGCCGCCCATAAGACGATTAATAATTGGTGTTCTCAATGCTAGGCGAGCTTCCCTTAATGATCTTACAAGTTCATGGGTTCTGTATTCCAGAGGTGTGCCTTTAACTTTATTTTCGATTTCTTCGGCTTCTTCGAGCATCATTTTATAAGCGATATCAACGCCTTCAATTGAGTCTCTAACAATTTTGGAATCTTTATTCTGGCTAATAGCAATATTTGCTAAAGACTTAGCCAGTTTTAAACGATCTTCCCATGAAGATATTTTTTCGCTGCCTTTAATCGTTTGGGCGGAAATTATGCCTTCTGTTTGTTTTGCTTTACCGATGTCGCTGCCTAGATAAGCTTGCGTCATTTCGTCGATATTTTTAGATGATGAAGCCTTCACACTATCTCTTGTTCGCTGCATCGTTTGCTTTGCTTCGTCCGAAACTATTTTTCCTAGCTGACCTGAAAGCTCAACCGGGAAACCTGCCTCGCTTAATTTTTGCGTTCTCTGCGATTCGGGAATTTTGCCGACATAATCAAGCAAAGTTGAAAGCCTTTGATCCATTGTCAGGTCTTTCCACTTTACATGCATTTTTCGTTCGATATCCTGTCTTGGCTTTTCGTAGCCGCCACCTGATAATCTTGTGACCTGTTCCAGCAAAGAAGCCGCAAGTGCTTCATTAGCTGTTACCGCACGAGCTGACGAAAATGCGGCGATCGCTTCATCGAGCGAACCGCCCATTGCCATATATCCGGTTGCTCCTTTTTGAAGACCGGTCATGAATTGTCCAAAGCTAGTCGCCTTGCTTGCTGTAAAGCCTGCCTGGAGTTTTGCGAAATAATCTTTATATGCTTTTGCGTTTGGCTGGATTCCAGCCGCACCTGCGAATTCGAATAATTTTGTGATCTCTTCGGGGCCGAGCTGTGCGGTTCCGACAAAAGGTGCCAGATCACCCAGCATATTCATAATCTCTTTATTTTTTATTCCACCCTGGGCTCCAAAGGCGATATCGGCGGAGATCATCATCTGCTGAGCTGTTTGGATGTCAGAGAGCCCACCTGTTTTTTGAAGATTAGCTGCTGCGATTGCCCATTGACGCTGTTGGCCTTTTGTGCCGGTTTGAAATTCCAGCCGCTGGCCAACTTCACTTAATGACAAGCTCCGGTCGTAAATATCTCGCATCGCGGCAGATATCCGCTCGAAGCGAGCGATTAAGTTATCAGCAATATGCTGGATCGCCTGAAGGCCCAACATAGAAACAATCGCCCCGGTGGCGTATGATTTGAGATTGTTAAGTATTTTACCCTGGATAGAAAACTTTTCGGTTGTCTTTTCTACTGATGTACCTGTATTGCTTTGACTTTCGGAAGTTTTTTTCCCGAGATTTTCTACACTATCTCCAACATCATCGATCTGTTTTTTCGTCTGATCGACGTCCCGTGCTTTAACATGTATATTTACATCTTTATCTGACATTTTTTAACTTATTGTTATAACTTTATTTGCACCAGCGAGGGTGAGCTGAGTAGCTGATGAATCTGTTATCATAAACGGAACGGAAAACTCATCCGGGTTTGGAACCTGGCCACTGTCCGGATTCGAAGGAGCGTGTTCAGCAGGGCCGATAAATTTTACGCCTGCAATCGTTAATGTTTTTGCTGCCACTTCCTGTGCCTGTTTTACAGAAAGAACCAGACTGCCTCTGGCGGCCTTCATGAGCTGCATTGCCTTTATTTGAGATGTTGAAATGTCCGCATCCTGGAATCTTAGAGTTCCATTTATTTTCATACCGTTTAAAATTGCTTCGACCGTTGTATAACCCAAATCGCCATCAGCTGAAAGCTTAAGCAAAGGTAATTCTATCGTCAGGTCTAAACCCATGACGTGATAAATATTTAACACTCCCAACTGACAGGACACTATTTCCAAGGCCTTAACCGCATCAAGATGAGTTGGTGCGCTTTGCGAATCAGTTATACTCCACAATTCAGTCATGCCATCGTTCTCATCGGCGGCTTTGCATTCATACGAATAGTTAACAGTGCCATATTTACGATGAGACAAAGCCAGAACAATGCGATGAATAATCGGATTAAGCAGTGTGTGCTTGATGTATCCGCTTGCTTCTGCAACTCCAATTTTTCTTTCATAAAATACATCGGTGCCAACCGTACCTGTTAAAAGTTCAATGACATGGACCCAGTCCTGGCTGACCGCATCGCCGCGAACGAATTCCGTCAGCATGTCAACCATCGGAAGCTGGTTGCCATCTACCGGATTTTGATTGATGTCATCGAAACCGGCCTGGATGCGGTGACTGACAAGTCCACCTGCTGCTATCCCATTGATTGTATTAGCCATTGGCGTTCGAATGCGTTTATTTACAGTTGTCATTTTTAAACTCCTTATAAAGTGTTTTTATTAGTAATTTTACTTGTTATGAAAAGAAGCGTGAGAGCATAATTATGCCCATCATCAACTTCTTCAATTTCATCTAAATATTTTAATTCGTCGCAATCAAATCCTTCAGGGTGCCAGCTATCAAAGGCATCTATGATAGAATCTCGAAAAAAGCTAACATCGATTCTGGCCTGACCTACTTCTTTGCTGTATTGACCGATCATAATTCCAAATCTAAGCCGCTGATTCAAATCACCGTCGCCTTCGCGATTGGAATCTGTCGGCGGTTTGAAAGACGCAAAAGCAAATGGAGCAAACTTCTGAAATCCTTCAACTCCGCCTGCATCGTTTACGCTTACCTGGTGCTTCCATTTTTGGGCTGTTTTGAATATCTTCAAAGTGTCTGCATGTTCAGCCATCGCCTGTTCTAATCGAGTTGTATAACCTTCAGTGCTCATTTAACTTTCTGATCCAGTTTATCAGTTATGCATTTTGTCATTCCATCGACACTATCTAAAACACCGGCTGCCAGTGCTCCGGTACCAGTAACGACAACAGATTTTTTCAAAACAAATAAAGGGTGAATACTTCGGTTTGTTTTGCCGAATTTCTTTGCAATTATTAAATTGCCCGCTTTGCTTTTGAAAAGAAATGCTCCATCGACCTGGCGAGGCGATGAATAACGTGCAACGCCGGATTTTGTAAAAGCTCTATCTCCAATCGGAATCGCCAGAAACTTTGCATTTTTGGGTACAATTGTTTTTTGCTCATCGCCGAGCAGATACTTATATGCTTCAACTGCAGAATGCTCACGAACACCAATAACCGCATCAAAAGCTGATTCTTTCCAGCCCTGAATTGCACGAGCCATATTACTTGATCTTCGCTGCAAATCTTGGCCGGATATATGATCGGTAATTACCTTGTTTGCTCCAAATGTTGCAGCCTCAGCGAGACCTTCCGAAACGGCCTGGGCGATATCGCGTCCCATCGAACCCATTTCGGTTAAGGTCTTTTGAAAATTTGCACCTGTTTCAATACTTAATTTCATAATATTAATCGTTCGTATTTTTTTAAAATATCTTTTACCATAGGCAGCAAATCCATTGCTGAAAAAGTTGTAATCGAACTGCCCATTGCCGAATTACTTGTCACGCCGATATCATTTCGACGTTTATAAATAAATGAAGTCTGCATGATTGCCGCCTCTCGCAAATCGGCTGGCATGGCTTTCTCACCGGCTGCCGGTACCTGGCCTGCGGAAACATATCCGCCGCGATATTTAATCTCGATGCCATCTTCAGCATCAAGCCAGCGGTTGTTCATGCGGTAAATAATGCCACTATCCTTCATTAACCTATAATCGGTATTTGCAACCAGGGCATCAGCATTATCAAAGTCATAATCGCTAGCTTCTTTAATGCTGGTAATCGAAACAACCGGATAACGAGGAATGACTATTCTATGGCCGCCGCCTGTCCAATTTAAAATATCATCAACTGAATTTAGAATAAGTTTGCGGTTTGTTGCGTTGTTGAAAACATCTTCCATACTCGATGTGATTTGACTGATCACCGCATCATCTTCAACCGTAGTTATACCGAGCCTGTCTTTAACATCGGCAAGGGTGCAAATTCTACCGACGGCATAATCTGCCATAAGCCAGGCGTTAGCTGTTGTATCATCGCCTTCTGCACAGATCGCACGCACGCGAATGTATTTAGCTGAAGTTGTAAATACCTCTTTTTTTAAGCCATTGGACGCAATAGCAGCCGCAAAGAGCGTGGAATACTGGTCAACCGAGCTTGTTATGCCTCCATCGTTGCTTATATCGATCTGGACGTCGCTAATCGCGTCGCCGCTTCCGCCGCCTGCGTTCTCGATAATGAGCGTAAAGCCGCTTACTTTTTCGATGTTTGTCCAGTCCAGCAGGGTTATGAGCTCATCACTTATCTTAATTGCGGCTAAATTTTTAGTTACGAATTCCATTGTTTAGTCCTGTAATTATTGTCCTTGTCTGGTCTGAGCTGCTTGTCCTGCTGCGTTACCATCATTTTGACCTTGGCCTGATCCTGCCGGGCCTGGTCCTGGCTGATTTGCGTTTGAGCCTGTGTTTTCATTTGAATTATCCTTAGAACTACTTGCAAGGTTCTCAATCATCTTCAAAGTTCCAGCAAGTTTTTCTTTTATACTGGTTATTGTTTTAGTAAGAGACGGTATTTTGTTAGCTGCTTTTTTAGCATTGCTTAAGGCGGTTTGTGCTGCAATTCTTTTAAGTTGAAGATTTGTACATTCCTGCCTTAGCTCATTTACTTTTTGTAAATTAACGTCTATCATATCATCCCCGGGAGCGCTGCATTCACTCGCATAATTTTCATTGATAAGAGTTTTTGCAGTCTCTTTATTATCTGTCATATCTTTTTTTGTGCCTTTGGAAAATGAACCGAGCGGCCCGTAATATGATTTTGTAATTTCTATCCACATGTTAATTACCTTTCATTTTTATTCGCATTATATTTGTTAAATTGATTTCTTTATAATGATTGCAGATTACGGTCGGTTCAGCCATTAAGCGTAAGCTAGCCTGGTTACACTTTTTAAAGAAATTGATATCTTCACCTTCCTGTGAGCCATCTTCATAATTAATCCATTGAAACCAGGGCCATTTTATAACTTCAAAAACATCACGACGAATGAGTAAACAACCGGCACCACCGGCATCAACCTCGAACGGATCATTTTCGATTCGTTCGAGAAGCCGGTAGTGCCCGTCATTGTCTTTATTTGCAAGTGCCCAGCGGAGACCGTTAGGCATTAATACGGGATAACAGCCGCTCGCAAGAGGAACATTCAAAGCTAAAAGTTTTTCGACACAATCCAAAGGGGGTTCAGTGTCCGAATCGAGAAATAAAATATGAGTAAATTCAGGCATTTGCAAAAATTGCTGAATCAATCCATTTCTTGTATAATCGACCGGCCTGCCTCGAGCTGCCATGAACACAACATTTTTATTCGCTGAAAAATGTGCAGCAAGAACAGCCACGTTTTCGTGAATACCGCCACCTGTCGGAATTGCCAATAAAACTTTTGCCATGAGGTTCCTTTTAAGCGATAATTAATTCAGTGAGTCCCTGTTCAGCCGCCGATGAAGGACCTATGCCGTCTGGCTTACTCAAAATTGCAATAGCACAGAAATTGCAGCCGGTTGTTCCATCGCCAGCGGTCAGTGCGTTTGGTTGCATATATCGCTTATGAGTTTTGTCAGCCAGGTTGATGTCAATGGCAAACAAACCAGCATCTTCTGTGGCGGCGATCGCATCGGCAAGAGCTGCACCGGTGACATCGCTATATGTTCCGTTCGTTGTATCACACTCTTCAATTTTTGGAGCTGCTGTGTCAGCCGTTGAGCCGATAGCGGCATCAATGGTTCCAGGGATAAACATAAATCTTATATGTCCCCAGCCTTTTGTATCGACATATGCAGCACCTGCGAAAGCTCCATTATCTTTGAGCTGCGGAGGTACCAGCTTTACTGTTTTTGTTAATTGAATCGGTATCATTTTTTTATACTCCTAAAAAATTAAATTTTATATTTCACGTATTTCTCTCACGCACAAATTATTTTCATTTTGAAAAGCGGCGGCTCGCGAATCGAACCGCCGCTGATTGATTAATCTTAAAAGATTAAGCTGCGGTCTTGATCGCCGTAATTGTTCCGGCTTCGGTTGCAGTGCCCTGACCATAAACTCCAATCGCAATTCTCTCGGTACCCAGGATCGTCGTTTGACGTTCAGCGAATTTGTACTGAGTCGATTGAGAGATTGCCTGCATACGCCTGTCCCCAAGGATCATGCCGCGACGGAGATTTCCATAGTAGCAAGCGAGTTGACTTGCTGCTCCAGTCTTTGGCATAACAGATGAAAATTCAACCTGGTCACCTAGGAATGTTTTAACTTTGGTAACCCGGTTCGAAAGCATTTCTTCTGCTGTTGATCCTCCGGAGGCAAGAGCGAGATGACGCATTTTCTTGAAGTAAAATGCGCGGCTGCAATACCATTTTAGATTTACGTTATCATCAGCTGCTTCATGAACTGCTGCCTGGGCCGCTTCGAAGTGTGTTATATCGATGCTATCCCAAAGAGTTTTTCCGGCAACATCGCCGACGATAATTCCCGGCGGGGTTCCGGTGAGACCTGCTAGGGCTCCAGCGATGCCGACATGGTTGAAATAGGTACTGCTACCATCACCGAGCAAACCGACTTCATCTTCTTTTTGAGCGAATGCCATTGCGATAAGTTCGCCGACGATATCACCGATCATTATCGCCGCATCCTCGGAGAGGCTGTTATCTATGAGGACGTAAGTCACCCATTCCTTTGCCTGAAGACCGATCGGTGCAAACAATGGTTTAGAAGAATCAGGTAGAACTCCGGCTCCTGGACAATAGACTGTCAGGCCGGAACTTAGTTTCATACCAGCCGCCGAATCAGAAGACATTGGCATGACCAAGGCATTTCGGCGAATCAGGCCGTATTGCTTTACGAGCATAATAAGGCCGTCAATGATTTGAGTTGGGACGAGGATGCCGCCGGTTGTATTATCGGATGCGGACATATCCTTTTCGAGGACATAACCCTTTTGGGATAATTTTTCGGCTGCTTTCTTGCTTCCGAAAGTTGAAGCCAAAACGAAGAGGCCGAAATCTTTTGCCATCTCGACAGATTTCCAAACGCCATCATAAAGGCCGGAAAGCTGCTTTGTGTTCTGATCGCCGCTGTGCAGTAAACGAATATTTTTCATTTCCTGCTGCATTGTGGTCAGATTTTCTTTTATCTTGTTGATGTCCTTATAGTCATCTCCAAGAAGTTTGGTGAGCTGATCGCCGATGGCTTTGATAAAGCCATCGCTTGTGAGCAGTCCTTTTTCGCGATCATCCAACACCTTACTAATTGACTGTTTTAACTCTTCCGGGGTCATAATTAAATACTCCTTAAAATTATATTAATGTTTCTAATGCTTGTTTAATTTGCTCGGCATTTATATCTTTTTCCGCAGGATCGGGCTGTTCGAAATCTTCCTCGCCAAGCAAAAGGTTTTTCGCAAGCCCGTCCGAATCGGGAATAAGTAAAGTTTTAATTTCTTCAATTTGAGATTTCATTTCATTTAAATCAGCAGCCATCGCATTTTTTAATTGATTAAATAAACTGCCAAGATTATTCATATCTTCATGCATGATTTCGCACATGGCCTGAAGTAGCGTGTTTTTATTGTTTGTATCGGAAGTGTTATTTAAAAACGCTTTTATTTTAGACAACGCCTCGCGATTTGAACCGACGGCACAAACTGATACTTCAAACAATTCAATTTTTGTAAAGACTACTACTCGTCCATTTTTAACATCGACTTCTTCATGATATTCAATAGGTCTGAATCCTATTGATACGGCCCGCATGTGCTTGCCTTTGTATAGTTGCCAATATTCTTCGCCAAGTTCGGTATCAGCGAAAATCAAATCCATTTCGGATTGATGATCAAAGGCTTTAAATGAGTTTGTATCCCAATGGCCAATGACTGTCGGCTTGCCGCCGTCTCGATGTGTATGTGATGCCAGGGCAACAGGATTCTTCGCAAAATCTTTTATAGATGCTGCGATTGCGGAAACTTCAATCCGTTCATTATCCCTGTCTATTTTGTCTGAACTGATGACAAAACGAATCTTGCGTTCAGCTTCATTTATAACTGTTTTTTCGTCCGCAAATGCGATATATGCTTTTATGTTTTCCAATAATTTATCCATAGTTATTTATGCAGCTTTTGTCTGCATATCCTCAAAAGAATAAAATTTAGTTTTTTCATAACGTGCAAAAACAGCCGATTTTGATTCGCCGACTTTGGCAGCAAGTTCTAGGCACCGGCAGTTTACAATATTGGCAGCAGAGCCGTGCGGGTCGCCTGGGTGCATTAGAAATTCTCCGCCCAAAATAAATGGCTCATCGATCGGGATTGCTATCGCGTATCTCTTGCCAGCGTCGGCGTGAAGTTTTCGGACATTGTCATCATGAGCGTCGAGCCAAATCTTGCCATCGATACCAGCAACTTTATTTCCAACGTGGCGGCCTGTGCTAACAGCAGAGCCGGTTTGAGTTCGAGCGATCGACTGAGCTCGCTGACGGTTTGAACCAAGAACTTCCTGGATTCTTTTTGTCAGATCATTTAAGCCTTCGTTTTTGTTAAGACCCTGGCGAAGCTGGCGGGAAAGCATATCCTGGGTTGTCTTATTTATACTCTGTATCTTTTGAGCTTGAATTGTAAGTGCCCGGCGAATTGCAGTATTTCGTTTGGTCGCGTCAACAAAAGTATTTAAAGCATCGCCGACAATACCGGCTTCTGTCGCTGCCTGGCGAATTCCGAGCTCGGATGCTTTTTCAAAAAAGGTCTGATTGATCGCTCTGATTTTGCCATTTTCTTTTCTTATATCAAAAACGATACGAGCGATAATGTCGTCTTCCTTGACTTTTTCAATTGCTTTGTTTTCTTTCATAGCTGCCTGCAGTTTTTCAAGCAGCTCTCTTTGTTGTCTTAAGAAGAGAGTTCGCATCGCCGCTGTATATTCTTTTTCGATGCCTTGCCAGGATTTTGTCCAGGTGTTCCAGATTCTATGTTTGCGAGACTCATCGGCTTTTTCAATCGCTGATTGCGCAGATTTATCTGATTCTAAATCAATACTTTTTTCAGGTTGCGGTTCGTCTCCTTCAGGAAGCGGCGGTTCTATCAGACTGCCAGGGCCTGCATCGAAAACCCAGCGAGCCGGTACAAGGGCCGGTGAAATAAAGACTTCATTTCCCCAGGGAAGTTCTTCGTAGGGTAGATCATGAACCTGAATTAAATTGTTTATAGGAATTCTATCTGCAAAATTCAAAATCTCTTTCGTCGATTCCCGCATTGCCTCCTGAATCGCGGGATGCTGCTGAAAATCAAACCAGGCAAAAAGCTGCTTTTTATTTTTAATGGCTTTTTGTTTTGCTTCCAGATATCCCAGCCGCTGAACTGGTTTGAATTTTGTTCCTTTGAACATTTTAGACTTTGAAAATTCCGTGCTGCGAATAGTACTTGGATAAAATTGGTTTAGCAAAGATGATGTTATCTCGTCAGCGAAAAGTTTTGCAACCGGCATTACTGAATAAAACATGTATGCCCTCTGTGCTGGGCCTTGAGAATACTGAGCTTCGGTTCCAAGGCCGACAAGTTCGGGCGGGGTATCGAAGGTGACACATATTTTTTTATCACTCATATTCGAGATTTCCGCGACTTGCATATCAGCCATTGATTTAGCGATAGTCTTAATATCTTTGACGCCCGAAAGAGCACATGGACGATTTGTTTTATTTGGACCGCCGTGTCTTGTCTCAAAATTATCGAGAAAAGCTCTTATCTTCGCCTCGTCGGGATTACCTTCGAGAGAAAATATAGGGCCTGGTTCAGCTCCGTTATTTAGTGATGACGCATTGTATAGAGCGGCGGCGAAACTATAATCGATGGAATTTTTTGCCGGGCCAAGCGGACTTTGACCGTGGAATTTATCGTGGGGATTAAAATTCTTTGTTTGATAAGCATTCGCTAAATCGAATCTTTGCCGCTCACCATAAAGGCCGCAAAATTGCCAGCCAAGAAGCTGGCCGCTATAAGAGCCGTTGGTTGTTAGAGGTCTCATTTGCGAACCATTAATTACCTGAAATGCTGACAGACCGTTAATATCTTTATCAAGGTAGGCAATGAAAACATCACGGCTTAACTGCCAGTGACCGATCCAGTCTCGAATAAATTTTTGCCAGGAATAATCTTTATTGTTAAAAAGTAAATCCATGACCGGGCCTGATTCGACGATCTCATCATCAATTGTTGAAATAACCAGAGGCAGGCTTCCAACTGAGTTGATCATTTTTTCAATACAGACAAAAACCAGCTCGACCTGAGAATATGGCCTGGTTACTTTGCTGTCTGCTTCGCCTTGTTCGCGACGGGCATAAGCTAGCATCTGATTGATGTCTAAAGACTTCATTAGCCAGTTTGATATTCTACTTTTAATACTCATTTAAAAACCTTTTTATCAGGCATAACATTTTAATACTGTTGTT